GGTGGGTTCTTCAGGGGATTCATCTTTTGAATGTTTGATGAATTTTTTTGCTACTTCTTTAGGGATGCCAATATTGCTTTTGCCACTTGCCGCGGCATACATAGCTTTTCTTTGAGAACTTGATTCAAATGGCATAAAAAATACCCTACTTAGTTTTTATTGATTGTAATGCCAATTCTCCCTTTTTTGTCAAAATATTTTTGCATTGTTTTAAATTGTATAAATACACATAATTACACCTACAATACACTTCTTCACCGGGTTGCGTAATCTGATCAGTATAACCATTAGGATGAGTTAAATAACCTTCCTTATCAGCCCAAGATCCACGAATAACATAGATTTTTTCATCTCTCTCTTTGTGATCTTTACGATAATCATAATTAATTTGTTTCCAGTGGCTATGCCATTTCCCAGCAATAGCTCCATTGTCTACTGCAACTATGTCATTGATATTAGATATTAATTTATGAGTTTGATCAATAATTACCCTTCTTTGTTCAAACCCTATTTTCCCTAAAGATTTACGAATATCCTTTTTTTGCTGTACACGATTTACAACTTTTGATCCACCAGCAGGAATAGATGTTGCCCATCCTTCAAATCTACGCAAAACTGTATTGACTGCTTCTTCACGATTTAATTTAATTAAATTCGCTGATGTGACAATCCTACGATCTAGTTCAGCCTGTAGTTTAGGTTTTAGCTTATCAACATCAAATTTACTGATGTTGCCTTTTACTAATGATCCTTTGGTAACTAATCTATAAAAAGCTGATCTAAGAGCTTTTTCTAATTCTTGCTGTATTTGAGATTCAGGTATAAGTTCAGCTATTGCTGATTTGTAAATTCTATCCATCCACATCCTGATTCGTTCTTCAGAATCATAACCATTTTCTATGATGTCATTAACAGCTTCAGTTAGGATTTCAAAAAATGTCATTGTTTAGTCTTTATAAGAAATAATTCCCAAGCACTTGGATGCATACGAGCTTTCCCATTTTCATAATTACTCCATCTTGCTTGTGTAGTATATATCAAACTGGATGCTTCAGATTGGCTTAATTTTCCCCTAGCAGAAATAATTTCTATAGGAGAAGGGACATACCCTTGTATGCCCCTTGATCTTTGTTTAATAACCATTAGTTAATGCCCATTTTTCTATCTTGTTTATGGTTGATAAAGATACATTTTTTTGATTGCCATGGTTATTTTCTAAAAATCCATAAGAAAGTAAAAATTCAAGAGTTCCACTGTAATTATCTTTGACTACATAACAATCTGACCATTCTTCTGAAAAATCGAGTTCACAGTCAAAACCATCAATAACAGTTTTTAAATTTTCTGCTACCATTTTTAAACTCCTTCCAATTGTTTTGAAACTTCAATGCCCATTTGTATTAATTTATCAGCTACTTCATCAGAATAGTTCATCCAAAGCACAGTATCAAATTCTCCACTATCAACCATGTCTTGAGATACAAGCAAACTTCTAATTGAATCACTAATTAATTTTGCTTCTTTTTTACTTATTGCCATTTTTATTCCTTTCGTAAAATTTATTAATAACCACCATCACGATTTCTGAAATATTCTTCATCAGAAGAATAATATCTAATAGGCTTATTGTTTTCTGCAAGAACCTTTCCTGATCCATTACATACTTCACAAGCTGAATCGTAAGCACCATTCATATAATTTTCCAAACTATCATCATCCCAATCTTCAAGATTGATGATTCCTAATTTTTTAGCATGACAACCTTCACCATCACAATTTAAACAAATTTCCCATCTACGCATTTTGATTCCTTTCGTGAATTAAACTACCAAACCTTCAATAGCCATCATATAAATAGGATGGACAACCAACATACAAACTAAAACAACAAGAAGAACATAGATCATTTTGATTTCCTTTCGTGTTAATCAAGACTACATCTTTATATTAATGCTTATTAAGCATAGTGTCAAACAATTTGTTGCTTTTTTTTTATTAAATTTAAAAATATTTCTATTAAATAAGGATTGTCAATATTGGCTGAATCAAATACAGCTTGAGCAAATTCAAAATACTTTAGTTTTTTTTCTATGCTCCAGTTGGGTGGACTATCCAATACATCCCTGATATTGCAAATCTTATCAGCTACTTTGATTAGTTTTCCAGCATAGGAAATACTTTTTACCTTTTGAATTTGTGCCAATTTTCTATCTTCACCATCCAATCCTACTGGATCAGTTACATCATCTACGATTTGAGCAATGCGATCATTAAACATATTGCCAATATCTAAAATGCTGATAGAACAATCTTCTACAACATCGTGCAATAGTGCAGAGCACAAAATATCTTCATCGTGTATGCCAGCTTCAAACAATAGTTTAGCAACTGCTATTGGGTGATTAATATATGGAGTTGCATTTGTATCAAGTCTTTTTTGATCTCGATGCAAAGTGCTTGCCAGTGATATTGCATTAATTAAATTTTTCAATTTTTTTTCTTTCGCTTTCCCACAATATCATAGTATCATGCTTAATAGGTATTTGCAAGGATTTTATTAAAAATAAATATTTTTGTTTTTTTGCACAAATTACTTTACATTTATGCTTAATAGGTATATTATAAAAATGTAGTCTTAATCACGAAAGGAAATAAAAATGATGTCAAATCAAGAAATGTTAAAGTTCGCAAATTATGTTTATAGCTTTTATGGATCTGGTGGCATTTATGATATGGGTGCTCCAATTGAAGTGATTAGACAAGCAATTCGTTTTTTGCAAACTAAAGATGGTCGTGAGTTTCGTAAGGGCTGTCCTGTTTGTGGTGATTCTGTAGATCGTGAACACATCAGAGAAATATTAGAAAAAAAATATGGTTTTTTTGAAATAAACGCTTGACATTATGCTTAATTAGTATATACTGTAATTGTAGTAATTATTTCACGAAAGGAATAAAAATGGAATTCGAAATTTATGGGTATTTGGTTCGGAATTTAGAGCAAGCTAGGGCTGTTCTTGCTTTGGCTGTCGCAAAAGGGCAGTTAGGTAGACAAGCTGTGGCTTTGCAAGTGATCCAACAAATTCAACAACAAGGGGGTGTGTGATGGCTGTTCGTGAGTTAAATAGGTATGTTCCTGCTGGTTATGAACCTTTGATGCAGGATGCAGAATATGGCATTGAGATCTTCGCTGATTTAAATAGATTGTGTGCCATTGGTTTTGCTGGTAGAAGAAATAACGCTGACTTCAGGTATCGCTTCAGCAATTTAGAAAGATTAAATCAGTATGTTGCTGAGTATGCCCAAAGGATTAGAGGTAATGCCCAGTACAGAGCTCAACAAAGAGCACAAAGGGTAGAAGCTAATAGACAAGTTGTTGTGAATGTTGGTGACATTTTTAGAAGTAGTTGGGGTTACGAGCAAACAAATATTGATTATTATCAGGTTGTTGCTGTTCGTGGTCGTATGATAGATGTAAGACCTATCAGCCAGTTAAGAGAGGGAAATGGATGTCCTGATCAGGGTTACTGTGTTCCTGTTCCAAATAGCTTTGTGGGTGATGCAGTTAGTAGTTATCGTGCCCAAGGTGATGCTGAAAATGCTTACTTTAGAGTTGCGAGTTACGCAAATGCGTATAGAATTAATCCTGTGGCTGTTGTTGCTGGTGTTCCGATTTATGAGCAAAGTCATTGGACTGCTTACTACTGATCCAGTAGGTTTTCCAGCCCCTTGAATAAAGGGGTTTTTTGCAACCTAAAATCATAGTATTATGATAAAATATTAATGAAGGAATTAAAAATGAAATTTGATAAAAATGCTGTGTTCTATGATTGTGATGGTATTCCAGTAGTTATTGGTGCTGGCAATGGCTTACCTTCATGTTGTGCTTTAGATGAAAAACATCCAAGAAAATTTCCAATTGATTCAGCAGTTAAAGGAACTTCGATTAATTATGAAGGTTTCATGGATTTAGTTAATTCATTCCATACCGAATCATAATCATCTTCCATTTCTTGAATTAATTTATTTCTTTTTTGTGCTTCTTCATCAGTAAAAGTTCTATTTTCTGATGAAACAATTCTATCCATTTTAGATATGATTTCGTATTTATCGTGGTTTCTACTTTTTGCTTCAAGCATTTCAGGAATATTAACTTGTATTTCTGCAATTATTCCATCAATTTCTACATTCATTTTGGCATCACGATAACCAAATAAGTTGGATTTAACATTAGGATTTAATAAATCTCTAAAACCACTATCGAGAACTTTATATTCTTTTTTAATTTTATCAACTGCTCCTTGTGCTTCTGCAATTGTTTTAACTTCAATAGTTGATCGAACTAAATCTTTAATTTTTGTTGGATCTCCATTGTAATCATACATAATTTTTTCAACTGCTCTTTTTGTGCCTTTTAATGGTGGTTTTTTATATTCTCCATTTACTTCTTTAGTAATTTTTTCACCAATTGCATCAAATTTATCTTTTACTTCTGAAGCCTTTTCATAAATTGATTCCAATTTAATTCTTGCTTCAGGTTTTAATGGTTCTAAGTCTTTTGTATTAAAAACATTTTCTAAGTGTTTTTTATTATTCTTAGCTGTTGGAGCTTTAGGTTTAGATAATAAAGCTGGAGTTGCTGGAGTTGTAATAGGTGCTACTGCTTTTCCTGTAGTTGGTGCTTCTGCTCCACCACCTGCACTGGTGAATTTTCCATCAGTATCTCTAGGATGATCTGCTTCTTGCCATATAGCATCATTAACAACTAAATAATCTTGTGATCTCAATAAAGCACATACAGCTTGTGTATGTTTAGGATAAACAGTTACAAATTGCCCTGATTTTTTATTGAGAAATCGCATAAATCACCTACTCACCTAATGCTTCTTTTAATTTTGATGAAAGTTTTTTGCTGATTGCGTTTCTTTTTTCATAATCTTCGTGAGATAAATGACCAAGTTGTAAATGTCTTTTACTTATAGCTTTGATTTCTTTAATATCTTCTTCAGATCCTACCAATTTTGCTTCCATTAAAACATTTTCAGTATGAAAATTTTTATCTTCATTTTCGTTATATTTTTGTTTCCAAGCCTTAGCTTCACTAGATGACAATTTTTTTATTTGATTTCCTGTTGTTGATTTAGGAGTTTTAGAACTTCCACCACCTGAACCAAATTGACCATTAGGTGATCTTGGATGATCTGCTTCATTCCATTCAGCATCTTTAGCAATTCTATAATTACTATCTCTTAAATAATCTTTTGCCATTAAATCATCACGAACTATAACAAAGTTATTTGTTCTTAAATCTTTAAATATCATTTTATTACTCCTATTGAGTTTTACGAGTTAATTTTTCTTCAGGCATTGTTCCCTGAGGTGGTTCATATTCAGATATTAAATCAGGATCAAGATTTAATGAACTTTCAAATAAATCTTCCATTTCATTAATATTATCCTGTGCCCATTGTATCAATGTTGCCCTGTTTTGTGGATCTATGACTGGTAAAACAGTACGCAATACTTCATTAATAGATTTAATCTTAATGTCTGCAACTTTAACTTTTTCGCTTGGTGGTTCTTCCATGAGAGAAGTCCAATCAGCTTTATATGCATTTTGCCACATATAAAAAGCCTGTTCATAAGTCTTATCCTTATAGATTTCAGGATATTGATTTTGAACTGCTTCGAAAAATTCTCTATTCCATGCACGATGCTGTACGATCTTGTCAAAGAATTTAAACAAGCTATCCATGTCATTTCTAATACCATCTATGAATTGAACTATGGCTTTTGCATCCTCTGTACCTTCTCCAAATCCTTGCGTAAATGCTTCATCTTTGAGCAATAATGCAGGAACATCAGAAGCAGCGGCTATGTTCGCTATGATGTTATTTCTAGCAGTTGTCATAGCAGTATCAGTATTAGTGAGATTTAGTGCTTCTATACTTTCATCAATATCAATAGAAAGCACATTACCTGTTGCTCCTTGCTGAAGATATGTTCTCTTAATGCCAGCCGCCATTTGCATCAAATTATTAACAATTGATCCAGCAGGTTTTTGTTTTGAAATTAAAAGCCCAGCCTTAAAAGTTACCAAATCATCAGTGATCATGGATTGCACAAAAGATTTAAGAGGATATAAAGCTCTTAAAAATACTGATCTACCAGTGAAGCCAAACGCTGAGGATTGGAAACTTAAATAAATTGGAGTGTTGTTAAATACAACTACTGATCTACTAGGATGATATGGTTGCCCTGCCGCTGTACTATAAGCCAATGGCTTTTGAAAATCAGGAGCATTAGGGTTTTGATTCGTGACAATTGAGCCAGCCAAATTCAAAGGATCAAGTTGATTAAAATAAATCTCTTGATCAGCAAGTTTCCATAAATCTAATGGTTCAGTTGTAGGTATATTGGGAGCACCAATAACGATAGCACCAGCACCATAAGCTCTTTTAATAAAGCTCACATCACGAATATGGTTCGTTGCTCCTAGTTTTTCCCATTCTCTCTCAAATGCATCAACTAACATTTCTTTTGGTTCAGCATCTACTGTAATGATTCTAGGCTTAGATAAAGCCATCATAATTGGCTTTTCTACGAGTTTTCCACCTAAAGGATGATATTCCCATAGGGTTTTACATAATTCATAACTAGCATTATCCCCCGGCTGAATATCGCCTGAAGCAAGAATATTCATTAGATTTCCACCAATGGTTGTAGTAGTTATCGTTATATCTGACATAGTTATCCTTTAATAGCCATATTTATCGCCAACTCCAATAGCAATTCCATAAGTGAAACAATCCAATAGATCATCAGCCCTTTTATGAGCATCACGATCACCTATTCTAAATCCAGTTACTTGAGTAATCAAATGATTTCTTGTAGATCCTTTGAAACTTGCTACCTTATCAAATGCATATTGAGATATTTTAAGTTTTTCTTGATGAAAATGTCCTGAAACTGAAATAGCTCTTTCATCCTTTCCTACAGCAGTGAGCTTGGAATCTATGGCATGAGTATTCCATCCTCTTGTTCTTCCCTGTTGAATAAGGATAGATCCTGTTGCAGTATCTTCAATAAATAGCCCAACACTGCCATTTCTAGCCTGTGTTTTACCTGCAAAATCATCTAATCGCTGAAAGATAGTAGGAATATAGCTTTCTAATAAAGCTCCATCCACTTGCAATATATCCCAATCCAAGATAATTAATGGCTGTCCATATAACTTGTTGATTGCAAAGTAAATAACACCTGTACCATCATTTTCTTTGCCACCTTTAACTGCTGTATCCATCACAGCATAAACACCATCACATTTAACTGGATAATCCAAAGGCTTACCATCCAATAGCATTTTATCCAAGCTAAAGAAAGCAATCCCTGACCAGTCCACAAATTCAGCTAGATATTCTTGCTGGAATACTAAAGGATTATTGCGTTCCCTTTCTTTTTCGAGTTCTTCAGGTGGTACATAAGGATTTGTACTGGTTGGCTTATGAAATGATGTAAATCCCATATCAGGATCATTACAGATCGAATAAAAGAAGTTTTCAGTATCAACACCATTAGGAGTTGAAAATACCCATGCTGTGCCCCTTGTGGTGAGCATGGTAGGCTTTAATGATCTTTCCCATATCTCTTTCATTTGTGGAGTTTTGGTAAATGATGCTTCATCAATTAGGATTAGATCATACTCTCTACCCCTACCAGCAAGTTCATTATCATTTAATATCCAAAAATCAACCTTGCCACCAAATTTAGATTTGATTGTTCCTTCATTTCTGTTAGCTGATGAAATAATAGGAGTTAGGATTTCTCGTATGTGATCCCATGGTTCTTGTAGCTGTTTGTATTCAGGAGCAAATATCCCCACTGATTTCTTCTTACATATTGCATCAGTAGCTAGGATCTCTAAAAATCTAGTCTTACCCCATCGTCTGCCACATCTAACTGCATTGAGCTTAGATCCATTTAGGTATAGATCAGTTTGCCCTGCATGGAATGTTGGAGCATAAATGTCATACTTCATTAGTTTTTACTGGAAGTCCACCATGATATGTAATTTCTACTGATCCAGTATTTTCTACTTCTTGTCTATCTTTCCAGCCAAGAACATTTTTAGCTGTAAATATGGCAAATGGTTGTGAAAATGCTCCAGCCATTGCACCTTCAACGAGTATAGATTCTTGATATTCTTTGGCTTTTTTATATGCGTTAGAAAAGTTTGGATGTTTTAACTCCCCATTAGGAAGTTTTGATGTTGCCCAATCCCATAAAGTTTCTCTCGTTACTCCTATGTTACAAGCAAATCTAGCAAGTGTTGGGAACTTACAAGGAATTATTTCTCTCTTTTCTCCACCACTACGATCTTTGAGAGTTACTTCTTCATAGGGTTCTTTATTAAAGAATTCGATGAGTTGATCGCAATATTCTTCTTTGTAGACAGTTGGTCTACCCATTGGTAATAGATCTTCAGGATTTTTTCGCTTAGTCATAGTTGGGATACTATCACAAATTTACAGGATTTACTCCAAATTGTTCTTCGATAAATTCAAGTAAGGCTTGCTCGTCAATTCCATAGCGAGCTTCAAATTTCCCTTTTTTACCAAGAGAGTGAACACCGGTATTTCCTCGATGATGCTCGAAACATAGGGGGATGACTGGAGCTTGCTTTCTTGGGATGTTTCCATTTCTGATATGGTGAATTTCTGCGGGCACTCCTTCGAATCCAATGAGGTGGCATAAGACACAGCCAAAGTTTGCGAGTTTTCCATAATAGTCTTTTTCTTTTTTCGTTGTCATTTTGTAATGTATAGCATCAATGTTTACACCTTCAAATTCTGTCATGGATCTATTCCATGTTCTACTGCAAAAGCCATAATGTATTCTATGAACTCTGACATTTCTGCCACTGTAAGGTGAGAAGTATGTCGAAATACAATATCTACCCCTTGATAATCAATAGATGGTAATATTTCAATTGATTCACCTCTTGCTCTCAACCAACCAGCAGTAAGGAGTCTTTTCCATGTATCTATTGCTCTTTTTTTTCCTGCCCATTCTACCTTTAATGATATTTTTTGGATGATGGTATGAAGTAATGCATTTTGTTCTAAGGATCTATTCTTGGGTTTGATTTCAACAATATGTCCTTCAGGAGCTTTTTTGATCGCTTCTATAGCATTAATTCTTACTGCATCATTAGCAAGAATAAAAAATTCTTTCATTTAATCTTATCAGGAAAATAAGTATATTGCCAAATGATCCTTCTTCCCTTTGGATTAGGATTGGCAACTTGTTCTCTTGTTGCGTATTTCAGTTTGATTAAATGACATAATGCCATGGATATTTCAGTGGCATTTAAATCACAATTTCTAGCAATATCAGTATAAGTAAATGGATCTCGTTGATTTACAAGGAATTCCCTAACTTTTTTGACTGCATTACCTTTAGGTTCAAGTTTAATTTTTGGCATAATTTATAATATATCATAAAAGTTCTAATCCTTGTTGTTGTAATCTTTTGTTTTGCAATAGTTCATATTCTTTATTAAGTTCGCATCCAATCCATTTACGACCTAAATTTTGAGCAACTTGACCAGTTGTTCCACTACCAAAAAATGGATCAAGAACAATATCTCCAACTTTAGTTCCTGCTAAAATCATGGGTTCTACAAGTTCCATAGGATATGTAGCAAAATGAGCACCTTTATATGATGAAGTATTTATACTCCAAACACTTCTTTTATTTGCCATTTCATTAATTGTTACAAATGATTGTTGAGCTAAACTATTATTATTTTCTGTTCTTTTTCCTTCATAACGAATATTGCCCTTATCACTTCTCGAATCAATTCCATAAAATTTTGATGGTTCTTGAATAGCTTTATAATCAAAATAATAATTAGGCTTTTTACTTAAAAGGAAAATATATTCATGGGATTTGGTACATCTATCTTTAACAGATTCGGGCATTGGATTTGGTTTATGCCAAATAATATCTTGTCTTAAATACCATCCAAAATCTTGTAATGCAAACGCTAATCGCCAAGGCATACCTAATAAATTTTTAGGTTTAATTCCTAATTTTTTGCCGCTTGTAGGAGATTCAAAAGGTGTGTATTTACTTTGACCAAAAGATTGTTCATGTTGTCCATTACCATTACTTCCAGCATAAGAATCACCGAGATTAACCCATAAAGTTCCATCATCAGCCAATACATCCCATACGCCTGCAAATACTTCTACAAGATTATTAATAAATTGTTGTGGAGTTTCTTCTAATCCTATTTGTAAATCTTTTCGTTCAGCACCACATTTAGGACATACAGTTTTATATATTGCATCACCAACTGTTAAATCTTTATTAGCATGACCTGTGATTGTTTTATCTGAATGTTTACTATCTCGTTTATGAGAACAATTTTCATCACCACCAATCCAAGTTCCTGTCCCATAATCTCTTAATCCATAATATGGTGGACTTGTAACACAAGTTTGAACTTTAATACCTTCTTCTTTCATTTGTCGCAACGAATCACGACAATCACCCCAATAAACCTTATTCATATATTCTCCAAATAATTAATGATTGACTGTTGAAAACTTTCAGTAAATTGTTGGCTTTTCTTATCAAACCATAGTCCCAAAGTACCGTTCCAATCACCATGACGCTGTTTTGAAATAATTAATGCGGCATCAGGTTCTGAGTTATCAGGTAATAGATTTCTTTCAGTTTCTCGTTCTTTTTTTATATTTCTTGAAATAATCATTACATTATCTACAAGATCAGATATTGAGCCTGATCCCTTTAAATCAAATTTATTAGCTGTTTCAGTTTCATCATTTCCTTTTCTTACATGGTGAACTAAAAAAATATGTATATTCATTTCTTTTGCAACTTCACATAATTGATTCATAAAGTCTTTTTGACCATCATAATCAGTTTCACCTTTGGTGCATTTAGTCAAAGAATCAATGATTACATGAGTTACACCTAACTCAATTGAAGCATATCTGCATAAACTAATGACTTGCCAAGTTTCTAGGCTTCCTACATGATTAAATAAATAAAAATGATCTAATTTCCATTTCATAAACTTATTTATTTGATGTTTATTAGGAATGTTTGAACCAGTTGCCTGTCTAGTCATTCTTGCTAATGTTGATACTGGTGGCATTTCTAATGAAGCCATTAATATTTTTGAACCTTTATTAACAATGTCTAATGCTATTTGTCCAAGAATTAAAGATTTACCATGACCATTTACACCAGCTAAAACAGTTATTTCTTTTCGCCTAAATCCTATTTTTTGGTCAGCATCAGGAAAAGGCAACTTATCTCCTAAAATTCCATTTTGTCTTGTTTTGAAATATTCTAAAACTTCATTCTCAAAATCTGATTTTTCATTTACACGACTGCGTATTTCTGAATATTCAGCATATTTATTTAAATCAATATCAATTAACATAAAGTTCACTCTCTGAATCAATAGTTAAAAGCGTTTTTGGGGATAAGGTGAGGATATGTCTATACCATAGGAAAAAAAACTCATCTGTAGCAGTTTTGGATTGAATCAGGTGTATTTTTTGGTCTTTAAAGAAACCACAATCGTATGGTTTAGGTCTATTTTGTTCTGTATAAATGCTTGGCATTGAAAAATCTTGATCATTTGGATTAAACCAATAAGGCTTATCACCAACAATCATAAATATTCCATTAAAATTATTTCCTCGATAAAAATGTAAAAATGCTTCTTTTTCTCCAATCATACTGGTCTCCTTAGTGATGCAAAAATATCATCATTTGATGTTTTTACAATTAACTCATCTTCCCATCTCCTATCTCTAATCCATCGTTCAGCGTCTTTACGATATTTAGATTCAGGTATTGCAATAGCTTGAGCTCTTGCTTTTTCAATAATTACCTTTATAAGTTCAGAATCAGGATTTAATTTGTTCCATTCTTTAAAAGCAACACTTTTACCTACAAACTTTGAATATGCTTTCCAAAACAATTCAAAATCACTCGTATATGTATTACTTCTCTTCTCTTCTCTTCTCTTCTGCTGACTTGAGCCTGTCTTAGGACTGTCTTTAGTCTGACTTAAGTCTGTCTTTTTAATCACTATGTCATTGATTTCATTAGGTGGTTCAGGATATTTGCTATTTACAAATCTTAATCTTTGTTTAAATCTTGGTATAAAAATAAACCTTTCATTATTTACAAAATAAAGTCGTATTAAATCTTGATCAACCAGTTCTGTTAGCAAAATTTCCATACGATTCGATTCCATTCCACGACCTGAAAAACATCTTGTTCTTAAGGTAAAATTTTTCCCTGAATAACGAGCTGTATCATCAGCAGATAAAATTAAATGAATGTAAAGAAGTTTTGCTTCATCAGAAACTGACCAATATCGTTCAGAATTGAGAAGTTCATCTCGGATTAATCTGTCAGGCATCAATTAAATTCCATTCAAAAGACAAATTATTTGTATAAATTTTGATAATTCATTTCTATCAAGCCATGTTTTTTGTTCAACTTGGCGAATCCAAAATATTGCTTTTTTGCCATCCTTAAGATCAATTAATGGAATCTCATAGCTATAACCACCATGAGTTAATATTAAAACATCATCATCAATATAAAATTGATTAACATTAAATTCATTTAAAATTTTTGTATCAAAATCAATTGCTTTAATAATATTGAACATATCATTCTCCAAACAAGTCAGGTCTAAGCATTTCTTTTGTTAATCTTCCTTCAGATAAAACGCTAATTTTTTTCAAATGTTTAATAGGTATTTGTTTCCTAGAAAGCCAGTTATAAACTGCTGTATTTCTAACACCTAATAACTTTGAAAGCTCATCTAAAGTACCAAATTCAACTTGCAAATGTTTTTTAATTTCTTCCATAAATCCTCCTTAAAAAAACGATAACACAAAATTAAGAAGAAATGCAATAATAATAAATAAAAATATTTTAATAAACAAATAAATTTGTGAGTTATTTTGAAAGTATTTTTATGAGTTGTATGGCTGAATCAATAGAATCTATCCTAGCTACAGTTCCACCTTTCCATGTTTCAAGCCATTTTTCTTGATGACTTGTGTACTTGGCTTTGCTACTGGATTTAATTTCAACTATGGCTGTTTTTTGATTGATGCCCACTAAAAGATCAGGACACCCCTTTCCTACTTTGCTAAGATCAGTCACACTTGCTCCCATCTTTCGCATAGCATCCATAATTTCTTGTTGGTTTTTATCAGTTCTTTTTGCAAATGTCATAGTATTTATTTAGAAGTATGATATAATAGTTTTAAGTAGTAATTTTACTACCCTATTTCACGAAAGGAATAAAAATAATGAAAAGTTATGATAGTTGGTTACAAGAACCATATTACCCTGAAGAAGATCCATTTATGGATGAAAAAATTTCAGATCGCACTAGAGAGTATATGACTGAAGGATCATTATATGATCCATTCAACTGGGAAAATTTCAGTAATGTTATTAATGATGCTCCACAAAAAGATGTTGATTGCATTTTAGACATTGCAAAAAATAAAGAATTTCTTGCATTAGGAAGATATATTTATTTAATGGTAATGGATGAAATGGAAAAAGAAGCTGAAAAGCAAGCAATTGAAGATTTTAATGCTGGTTTAATAGGTAATGACTACGAATAATCACGAAAGGATTAAAAATGAATTACAAAGAATTAAGAGCAATTAATGTTAATGAACACACTGAAAAAAAAGGTAATTTAACATACCTTAGTTGGACATGGGCTATAGATCAATTACTTTTACAAGATCCTATGGCTAATTGGGAATTTTTAGAACCTAAAATTTTTAATGAAACCATGATGGTTTTTTGCAAAGTTACAGCATTTGGAAAAACTATGACCATGCACTTACCAGTTATGGATAATCGAAATCAAGCTATTAAAAATCCTGATGCTAGAAAAATTAGTGATGCTATGATGCGTTGCCTTGCTAAATGTATTGCGACTTATGGAATAGGCTTATATGTGTATGCCGGTGAAGATTTGCCAGCAGAAGAAGAAGTTTCAGAAGAAGATTTAGCTAATTATGATAATGATATTGCCAATGCTGAAA